TATTATCCGACATCTACTAGTGAGTGGCAATTAAAATATGATAGTATTGTTAATTGGGGAAAGGATATGTATATAAATCATAGTTATCCTCACTCTGGAGTAGCATATATTGCTGCAGGGCATGGATTTAACCCAATTCCTTCTATTGATTTCTTACAATTTAATTTGAGTCGATTGGAATCTATGTGTGAGTTCATGGGGAAACCTAATCCTAGAACAAATAGTATTGAAGGATTGAATGAACTTAAAGAACAATGGTTGATGTATCGTAGTGATGTGATAAGGTATGTTCAATCTCTACCAACACACTATCAGTTTCTGAAAGAGTACATTTATAAGGGAGATTCATGAAAAAAAGAGTTAAAATCACTAAAAATAGGTAAAAAAGTAATTAAAAAGGTATTTAAAAACATATATTAGTGTTTTGTTTAATGAGAATCAATTGCAATAAGAGTTGAGAAATACTTGTAGGAACCCCTCCAGGTCTTGTGAGTTTAGCGAGCGTACTATGAAACGCGAAGTTTGTCAAGTCACGGGCGCGGCAAAATGCTACGAGATCCACACATTTCGTTACGAGATCTTATAAATAATCGTTATGAATCTCGACGAGATATATCAGGTATCATATACTTGACATCTCGTCGAGACATCAGTATAATAACAACGTAACATCAAATCTCGACGAGAATCATGTACGACGACTACGAGTTCGAATACGAGTATAACAACGAGTCATATACATACGATCTCGACGAGATGTGCGAGTATCATATGGCACGTTCACAAACATCTATGCGAGATATGCACGAGACATATCATAATGATGATGATGAGTATGCACGAGATTCATGCGATTATGACACGCTTGCATACAGGCATTATGCATGATATAATACGCACACAACGCACGAGATTCGCATGTACACACTACACAAGCGCATGGTAAGTGTAACACTTGACATCGAGTGTTATGATGACTTGCCCCTGGAAGATTTGGACTGGCGAGAAGTCCTAGATCTTCAAGGTGACGAGCATGTCCAAGTTACCATCAAGGAAACGGCAGATATCTTTTAAACTACCAGTTCCCAGATTGGCACACTAATAATATTTGATTCTCAATAAGCATTCGTTATTGAGAACAGTGTGCCAATCTGGGAACTGCACACAAATCTCCTCATGGGGTTCGTGATCGTGTATTGTTGTTTTGTGGGTGAGAATTCTCTTCACTAACTCCCCACGAAGTTTTTAACATCATGACCGCAATCAATTTCTTTCACTTTGCCCCTGCAATTGAGGTGCTGGAAAGTGTCACAATCTGGGGCGCACGGGTTTATGCCATCGGGTCTGAAATCTTCACCGTGACGGCAATCCTTTGGTGCCTGAACTTTCTGGGCAACATGATACAAAAGACTTTTGAGTTTGGTTATGCATTCGGCAAATTCTATCGCCGTTATGTACACTCTCACCTGAAGTCTACTGCCATTCGTGTTATCGCCCTGCTGATTCTTCTGGGTCAGTTAACCTTTGAGGGCGCACAGGTTATCTACAACAACCGTCGTGAAATCTTGGAGAAAGTTAACACTTTCCGTCACAACGTTGGATCTTACTTTGTGTATGCTTGATTCTTTATAGTAACTGTGCCGATTCTCAATAGACATTTATTATTGAGAATCGCGGCTGCCCGTGTGCGGTCACCTAAGTGGCACAGTCAATGAGCACAGTGCTCAAAATCGTGTATTGTATCAACAGTTGAGAAATTCAATCATGTTTGACGAACTTTGGTCTGAGATTGCTGATGCTCCCGGTGAGATCTTCGATGTTATTGAATACAAGGAAGAATGGGAAAAAGATGATAAGTTTGACGTAGAAGGTTACATTAAAGGAAACACCGATTATTGATGTCTTTCGTATCAACTTTCACCTATTCTAAAATGAACACTAATCTTGAAATGTTGACTGCCCGAGAACAACTAATGGAGGACATTGATTCCATTTGTGATGAGTTCTTTTGTCAGAACTTTCCTAACTCTCAGGAACAGTTTGAGGAACTAACCCGCATCCTGTGTGATGCTGTCTGCAAAAACTTTCCCACTAACTGATTCAAATGACTGACAACATTATCGATCGTGATGCACTTCAAGATGCCATGATTCAGCAAATCTTGGATGATATGGACATCAAAACAATGATGGCAATTCTTTATGATAACATGAGTGAGAGTTATGATAAGTATTCAGTTGAAGAATTGATTGCAGAAGTAGAAGAATACTATCCAGATTTGTTGGAGGATTGATGTCACAAACTGGTCGGCTGCCCGACCAGTTGGATAGGTGGCACACGAAATAGGCACAGGGGTCAAAATCGTGTATTGTAGACCCATGAACAAAACACAGATGACTGACACACTCCAAGACCTCCAAGATTTCATGTTCGATACCATGTGCTCTGCAGATATGGCAGTCGATTGGTATTGTGATCGTTTCGACGTTAGTGCAACTGACGACGTGATAGATTTCGTGCTTGATGCACACTTTGCATTCTTCGGTGAGTGACATGAATTACGCTGAAATTCTCAAGGTTTGGAATAGCGAAACGCCTGATGATTTCGCTATCTTCAGTGAGTTCTACTATCAAATGTTTGGGGAGGATTTTGACATCCCCTACACAACAGATTCAACCCGTTCTGCATTCTTTCCCTACGACTAATGACTGAGACTAAATTCATTCTTCACGGTCAATTTCAACGCGATAATGGTTGGATTATGAACGACAGTTTGAGTTATATTGCTGCCACAAAACAAGAGGCGATTGCAACATGTAAGCGTCTCAATCCTGACTTCATGATTCACACCGTAAGGGAGGATCATAGTGTGCCTGAGGTTGTGAAACTGCAACCGCTTCGTTAACACTAACCGTTCCGATTCTCAATAGACATTTTTTATTGAGAATCGCGGCCGCCCGTGTGCGGTCACCTAAGTGGCACACGATTTTGGCACGGCGTCCAAAATCGACTATCTTAGAGGAGTGGAGGGGATCGCGCCCTTCCCGCCCGTTCTTTCTCTTCTCTCTCATGCGTAAGATCGAAACCCAAATGATTGCCGCAATCAAGAATAACATTGATTGGAAGTGCGACAACACTGAGGTTATTCACACTTGCGACAATGTGAATCCTCCCGTGTCTCATGTATATTTGCACGGGAACAAAATTGCTGAGGTTGGCGATGACTTCCTCAAATTGTTTGACGGCGGTTATCAATCCAAGACTACAAAGTCACGTTTGAATGCACTTCTCTCTGAGTTTGGTTACACTTGCGGAACTAAGCAAGAGTATATTTTCCAGAAACAATTTGAATGGTTCATTCAAATGTTTGACCTGACAGAAGAGGCAATGCGGACTATTCCATTCACCAACGGAATGCGTTTGGCAGGATGACAACTCTGGGGGTTAGATTCCCCCCCTCAATTGTTTTCACTTTATCTCTTCAATCATGACTCAAAACCTTCATATCGAACACCCCGAAGATACCATCCTCACAGGTGATACTTCGTTCCTGCAATCCATCAAATCCGACTTTCACCTTTCGGTTAAAATGGACGGCGCTCCTGCTATTGTTTGGGGACAGAATCCTGCCACCGGCAATTGGTTTGTGGGCACCAAATCTGTGTTCAATAAAGTGAAGATTAAGATCAATGAATCTCACCAGGACATTGATGCTAACCATACTGGAGAGGTAGCAGAAATCCTTCACAAATGCTTTGACTATCTGCCACAAAACAAAGGCATTTTTCAGGGTGATTTTATTGGTTTCGGTGGATCTGATGAATATACCCCAAACACAATTACCTACAAATTCGATGACATAATTGATCAGGAAATCATCATTGCTCCAAATACAGTTTACACCGCAGAATCTGACCTGCGTGATGCTGTAGCAGCACCGATGAAATATATCATCACTGACACATCTTATTGTAAGTTTGTCTTCCCTAAGGCATACATTTGGTCGGGTTCTTATTTGGAAGGTGCGGACGGGTTTGAGATGCCTCCGATCATCGATTTGATCCGTGAGTTGATGTCTAAGACTGAGTTTGTTTCTGATAAAGATGCAAAGCAAATTAAGAAAAATGTTAACAGCGCCATCCGTAACGGTTTGGGAATTACTCCCTACGATTTCATGGGTAACGTTAACCTTTGTTCTTTGTATGGGTTCATGATGGTTTTAAAGGATGAGTTGATGCATCAGTGCCGGAATGTTGGTCCTAGGGCATTCATCGGTCAGGATGAAATCTCTGCAGAGGGTTACGTTATGGACAGTGAGTTTGGTACATTTAAGTTGGTAGATCGTCGGCGTTTCAGTGCTGCCAACTTCAACAATTCCCGCTTCCAAACTAATATCCAAAACGGTATCGCCTGATACAGAACGGGCGCGCCCTCTCCGGTATCTTAGAACAGTTGAAAGCAATGCACCCCATGAACGGATTCGCAAACTACGAAACCTGGAATGCCGCCCTCTGGATCGGTAACGATGAGTTCCTCTACAATACCGCGCGCGCCTGCGTTGAATTTGCCGAGGGTGAGAACCCCTGGGTCAAGTTCGTGCGATGCATGACCGACGGGCAGATCGGTCGCCACCTCGTCAAGACTGGCGACGG